AAAACGGATTATCAAGGTATGTAGTTATATAAAAATCACAGTCATCTCGTTCTATTATCTCATCATATATCCAATGATATTCGTCTGATGGATTATAATCTATAATAATTCTATCTGCTGTTCTTATGTTTAATTGGAAAAAATCCTCATAAGTCAATTCATTACCCTCATTTATAAAAAGCAAATCTCGTTTTCTACCTCTAATCTTTTGGGGTTCATCTAGTGACACAAACTCTACTAGGTTATTATTCAGCCTATATTCATTTAGACTTTTACTATGTCTCTCTTCACTATATAAATTATGGGTTTGTAATAACTCAAAGAAATCTCTCATACTAGAACCTCTTAAACTTGGTCCGTGTTTTCTACATATAGTGACAGTCTTGTTATTATGAATCATACAATATTTGAATATTATCCAAATGAGTATGTTGTAGGTTTTACCTGAACGAGTACCACCTTGTTCTACAATTATTCTTTTGACACTTGTTTCTAAGTGTTCAAATACCTTAGTCGTTTTTAACTGGATAGACAACTTCTATATTTATATCAAGATTCTTACCATCCATTCCTGTAATCTCACTTCGTTCAACATATCCTCTGTTTTTAAATTTAGTTTTACATAAGAAAATTACAGCACTTGGAACTCCATTGTTCACTAACTCATAAAGTTTACCCTCAGCAAAATCACCTACTACATTTTGTATTTCAGTTACTTTATCATCAAACTCTCTATCTTCTTTCATCCATCTGTATGGCGTAGTCCTGTCTATACCACACTTTTTCGTGGCTTGAGACACTATACCCATTGACTTCTCAAGAGCTTCTAAAAACGCTTCCTTTTTAATGTGTTGTTTTTGTTGTTTTTTTTCTACTTTGTTTTTGGACTTTTCCACGCTTGACTATATTTATGTTCTTTAATATTTAGTGCATCAAATACACCATCTTTATATAACAAATCTACCTCAGCTTTTGTACCACCAATAGACTTTATAATGTGTTCTTTAGTTACCCCATACTTGTCAATAAGCGTTTTAATGATGTCGTGCATCTTAATGGCTATATGGTTACCTTTTGCTCTGTTTATCCTTATAGTCAATAGCATTCTCTCTGGCTCTGTCAAGTCCATTACAACACAAGGTACGTTATTTTTATATTTCTCACGTATTGCTTTACTAGATTTACATAAAAAGGTTCTATGAAATCCATCAATTATACTTTTATCTCGGTTAATTAATACAGGTTGAATCCATCCATTTGTCATAATACTCAACTCTAAAAGCTTTAGCTCTTTGTTTAATACTACATTGGGATTGTATTCGTTAGCGTTTAGGTCATCTACGTTAATCCATTCAACTCTTGATATAGGTTCTTCTTTATACATTATGGTCTCTTTTTAATATTGTAAAATCGTGTTTAAAAATAGGTGGATATTGTTTTCCATCTTTTATTTCTTCAAAGTATTGTATTACTGCGTTTTTGTTTCTTCTAATACTATGGTGCATCATATGACATCTCCAACAAAGTGGTTCTAACACTAAATTTACTGCTTCAATCTCTTTAGTTGTAATTGATATAGGGAATCTATCAAATACTTCTCTTAAAGTATAATAAGTCACATCATAATCCTCATTATGTAAATGGATTATACCCTTGTTTTGTTTGCATCTTCTACATTCTCTAGGCTCAGGAATCCATCCTTGAGTTTTAGCCTTGTTTGTGAGCTTTAAAGATTCTAATCTAAATTTTCCTGTCCAGTTTTTGTAAGTTCTCATAGTTGTTTTGTTACGTAAGTTATACCGTTTGTGTTTATCTTCTGTACTATGAAACCTTCCTTTAAATACTTCGGTAAGCTCATCTTAGTACAAAATGCAGAGATTTTCTCTACCTTCTTATTCATAAAGATAAGGCTCATACGAGCTTTCCACAAGGTGGAGTATATTTTTTTACCCCTATATTTCTTATAAACGTAATCGGTTTTAAATCTAATGTGATTCTCTGCTAATTCTTGGAAACCTACAACTCCAACTATATCAGATTCATCTTTACATCCAATATATTGTGTTTTAATATCATCTTTTTTTATAGCTACTCTCTCTTTTCTGAGGTATTTAGCAAAAGCAAGATATACAAAACTATGTTCTAACTGACAAATCTTCAAATTCAAAATATAACTTTTTTTGTTCACCTGTTGGTTGTATCTCACGCTTATAAGCACCACCAATAATCTTACCAAACACATATAAAGCAGGATAACCACCAAATACATTATCATTTCTGACATTGTTTCTTCTAGCTCTTCTAACTGTCATCACTCTTTTCAATGCAGTATTATATTGTACTTTGTCTGTTATTGTTTCTTTTATATATAGACTTATAGCATCCCAATAATCACCACCACATTTATCCTTGTAGAAAAAAGCAATCTTTGGAGTGTTACCTTTTATTGCATCTTTATAATATCTAGCCTGTACCTCAACTTCAGGAAAAACATCTAAGACTTGATTGTATAATACTGGGTCTAGCGTTTTAACTTTATGTAAGTTTTTAGCTGCTTCTGCGTGTAGTACTGTAGCAACTCTCAAGCTATCTTTGTTGAATACCTGCATATCATAAACACTACAATATTCTATCTTATTATCATAGAAGTATTTGAATATATCTTTTTCTTTCCAATCATATATTGGTTTACCTAATGTGGCATTTTTTAAATGTGGATTCTTAGTCAAATGACAAACCTTACTATTCGTAATACCTGAGAATCTAATTAGACTTTCATCTGCACGTATTCCAGTCATACTACAAACTCTTTTGTTCTTCTTTTCATATAAAACCTTATCAAATTTCCATTGATTGTAAACTCCTTTTTCAGTTATTCCACATTCAGGTTTATCAACTATCCATTTTCTATTCTCATCCCATTGTATATATTCTTTTTTCTTACCTAAAACATATATCTCACTTTCTAATTGTGTAGTGTAATATCTAAAATTGTATTTAGGGTTGTCTACAAAAGTTAATACAAATTCTCTAACCATTGTATTAATGACTTCTTCGTCTCTAAAAACTACATTAATTTTTTCAGTATAATTGTTCTTCTCAAAGTATTCTTCAACTAACTTCAACATACATAAGCTGTCTTTACCACCAGAAAAACTTACCCAAACCTCATCGTGTGAGTTATATATCTTATCAATTCTATCTAGTGCTGCTTCATATACATTTCTGCCTTCGTAAATTAAATCTTTAAGAGTCGCCATCTACATCAAATTCTATTAGTTTAAGTATTCTTTTACTATCTGTCATATTGTTATCATCATAAACTTCTGCAATATATTTTAAGATTCTTGCTGAGACATTATCGTGTTCACTAAAGTTGTTTTTTATTTTCTTCATAAAAGCATACCAAATATCTAACTCTTGCTCATTTGTAAAGTATATAGTATAGTCATTAAACTTGTCATCTGTCACACCATCAATACTATCATCATCTTCGTTATTAAATAATGTAGGGTTTAAATCTAAACCATAAGTATCTAAATCCATTAGGTCAAATTCATTTGCTAACATATCCCAATCCCACTCACCATAATTTAAGTTGTCTTTTATTACAAACTCTTTTTGTTTAGCTTCTGTAAGATTATCTGCTTTAATAATTGGCACTTCTTTTAATCCAGCTTCTTCACAAGCCTTCAATCTCATATTACCTCCAAGAACAACCATATCTTTATTAACTACAATAGGGCGAAGCTGAAGCATCTCAGGAAAGGACTGGATAGACTTAACTAACTTCTTGTATTTATAATCTTTAATTACTCTAGGATTGTGTGTGTTTGACTTTATTGTGGCAATCTTAACTTTCTGTATCATAGTTATATAACGTATTTATATTAATTCTTTTTTCCATTCTAATGATTTTTCCCATAATTTCAATTTAGCACCAATCTCATCTTTCAAATTTTCAGGCACATTATGAATTACTTTATACATTGGATGGTTTAATAAATCATTTAACTTGACGTTTTTTTCTTCTAATTTAACGCATTTATTTTCCAGATAATGTACTCTATCAATTTCATCATAATTCAGATTACTCTTAAATGTAAACATTTTCTCTATTTCATCTAAATGAGGGAATGGTTTTTTAAAAGATTCATATTGGTTATTTAAATATATAGCATTAGAGTGAATCATCGGCTTACCATTTTTAGTAAAAAACAAAGCAATGTTAGTCCATCTCATTGACAATCTGTTTCTTAATAAGTGTGTTAATAATGCTCTATGAGCAACATATTTACTAGCTCTAGTGTTTTTAAATATATCTAATCCTGATATTTCAATTATCTTATTAGCAATTTCTATTGGTGTAAAGTTTTCCATTAATTTGTTCTCAATTTTAAAAGGTTATAACATTCTGTGTATTTCTGTTTTGCTTTACCCTTGTATTTATCTTGAAACAATTTATATAATTTTTTAGTGTATTGATATTTAGATTTGCAATCTACAAAATATTTTTGAGCAAACTTCTTACCTTTACCTTTAAAGTAATTTACGTTATCTGCTGTGTCTCCTACAATCATCTGTTCGTAAAAGTTATATAATGCTTCTTGTTCTGAGATGTCTAGTATTACTTTGTGCTTATAGTGATAATTATACATTAAACACGGAAACTGTTTATAGTCTTTATCTATAGAAACTATCATTACACTATCTCTACCAAATTCTTGTGTAAGTTGATACCAATATCTAGCTACTAAATCATCAGTTTCAATTCCAAAACCAAATATGCTATTGTATTGTTCTTTAACATACTGGTGCATATCGTGTAGTAATGGTGGTAACTCTTGTTTTTTTCGATTAGCTTTATACTTCTTAGTTATTAGTTTTCTGAAATTACCTTTACTACCGTTAAATGTTATGACTTTCTCAACGTCATATTTTTCTTCTAAATCATTTACAATTTTCATAAATTGCTCATCAAATTTTGCAACACACTCTTCTAAAGTATCAAAGTATTTATCATCTGTAGGTTTTTCTCTGTGTCTATAACAACTTGCAAATATTAAGCTGTCTGCATCTATAAGTAAAATCATTCTTCTTTTAATTTAGGTATTCTGTAGTTGCTTGATTCTTTAAAGTTTAAATTGATTTTATCTTTTGTAATAAATTTTCCTTCTAAATCTATAATAGTATAATTATGTTCTATTAATAGTTCAATCGCTTTATTAATTGCTATTGCTCTTTGACGATAATGGTCAAAAATTTCATTTTCAAATGGGTTTGTTTTATTCATACTATAATTATTTAATTAATTCATTTAAAGGTAATAATATTCCTGCACTAGAATTATTGTCTCCACCAAAAACATCTCGACTAGTGTTAAGATATTTTCTGCATAAGTTTTTTAACTTTTTAGTTTCTATAAATATTATATTTTCATTTGAAATTACAAAACAATAAAACTCAGCTTTTGATATAGTAATACCACTATCTTTACCTCTACTAAAATATTCTATAAATAGATTTCCAGTATCTGTAGCTTTATAATCTGTTTTAACTTCTACTTTTTTATTACTTAATATATCTACTGCTAGTTTTTCACCTAACTGACCTAAATCTAAGTCATATTTAAAGTCTGAGTTATATTTCATTCTATTCTAGTATATAAGTTTTTCATATTGTTCTCCATCATTACCCTCTAAACAATCAGGACAAATATCACAAAACTCATAATCTTCTTTAGATATTTTACCATTGCACATTTCACATTTATATTTCACTTGGGTTATTTTTTAACTGTTCATCATATTCAGGTTCTTCATCTTCTTCCTGTAAAATACTATAGTCAATTTCTTTTAATTCTGTTACAATACTATTTAAATACATTTTCTGCATTTTCTTGTTTTCTTTTATAACTTGATTAATAATAAAAGGTAGGTCTTTAAATAACTGGTCTGTATTATATACCACCCAATTCTCATTTTTAAAATCTCCATATTGGATGTGCATTTCTCCATCGCTACAATACAAATGGCTTGTCTCGTGTATATAACTTACATTGTTTTTTTTACTGTCTTTAATTTCTTGTTCTAATTCTTCAATTCTTTGAATTAAATTGTCTTTTGATGTTCCCATTATATTGATGTTATTGCTATTAAAATTATTATTCCTAAATATGCTATCATTAATGTAGTCATTGAGTCACTATAGCTTTTGTCTGTACGACCTTGTCTTGACCTATACTGTCTGTTTTTTTTATCTTTCATTTTGTTTGTTTTACTATAAATGGTTATTTCCATCTACCTTATAAAGATAATGAAAATTAACTTACTGACAAAATATGTATACAACTTTATTCTGCCAAATTAATATTTATTCTAGTAGCTTGGTTTTCTTTTAATAAGTAGACTTCTTTGTTAAGTCTTTTTTTTGTCCACATTGTAGTGTCTGGACAGTTTATAGATATTGTCTTTGGCATTTTTAAAGTATTTAAATAATACATAAAATTACCTTTTGGGTCATTAACAAAATACAATTTAATAATCTTTTTATCTAATGACATTAAAGCATCATACTTGTATTTTTCTAGCATCTTATCTGAGTAATATTCATTACGAAATTTCATTTCAATAACACAATCAAAGCCTTTAGGAGTTTTACCTTTAGCATCATAGTGTTCGTAACCCTCACCAGTCCAAGTTAAATCCCAATTATCAAAGTTTAATAAATGAATAACAGCCTGTTCCCAAGCTCTATTTTTCTCCATTATCCCAAACGATGTTTAAATCTTTAATCCATCTAACAATTACTGTAGGACTACAAGTGCAGGGTTCATAGTATGAATGTTTGTAATATTGTGAGTGCAAGAGGCATACCATACGAAATTCTGTTGGTAGGATTGTGTCTGATTTTCCCATTCTAAATTCACTCCATAGTTTAAAGTCATAATCGTCAAATTTTACCATCTTTTAATTTTTAAATTGTTTAGTTTGTCTCTTCTGTTTTTACATTTACATTTTGTTCCTTTAAATGCGTGATAAGTATCAACTATATACTTAATTCCTGTATATTTTGTAATTAAATATATCAAATCTCCTAATTTTATCATAATTAATCGGTTTTAAATCTCTTGTGGTTATTATCTCTTCTCCATAATGGCTGTATATTACTATAATGAAATAATTTTTCTACTTCTTCAACAGTTTTAGCAGTATTTAGAGGTATAATATGGTCAAATTGCCAAGTGTTTTTTTCTTTTCCATAGTTTTCTAATGTCATTCCTTCAGTAAAATGATTTACTATATAATCTTTAAAGAACTCTTTGTTAGGTACACTTAATATACTAAGAATTTTTTTTCTATTCCATACTTTAGATTCTGTCCATCCTTTAGATAAATGAGATTTTAAACTACATTTTTTTCTATAAACTAAATCATTTGCATATTTTAATTTACGTTTTAAGTTTTGTTCTTGCTGTATCTGTGGATTTTCTTTCCAATATAATGTTTTGCATTCCATACATAGAGCTTCATTTCGTGAAAACAAACTTTCAGATTTTTCACTCAAACATTTTCTACATACTTTCATAATATCAACTTTTTTAATCTGCTTTTAACTTTCCTGTATGTGTTGTATAGTGAGAAGTATTTAATGTAAGATTTTCTAGAAAATTCAGCTATGCTTTCACCATCATTTATTATCTCAAAAACTTTTCTGTCATACCAAAACATACTATTTAATTCTTTTTGTACAATATCATATGATTCAATAATGTCCATATCAGACTCCATATCAACGCAATGGTATTTATCAAAGATTTTATATCTAGCTTCTTTAAGACTAGTTTCACCTGAGCCATCAGGGAATTGTAAATTATCTAAGTATACAATTTTTATACCTTTCTTTTTTCTCATCAAATCAAGAAATAAAGACTTTAGAGTTTTAAAAATATAATAATAGTTTATCTCATTTTCATACATTATATCTAAACCAACTTCAAGTTTAAGTTGAATTTTAATGTACATTTCCATTACAATATCTTCAGCTAAATTTCTGTCACATCCAAAAGCAGATACGATATCCACCCACGTATTGTGTTTTTGAAATATTAAAATCATAGTTTTTTTAACCATACTATTTCAAAGGGTCGTATATATTGTTTACTACCATTGGAATACCTAATTCACTTACCTCAAAACTAAAAGAATCAAAAGCATATCCTCTACTACGTTTACATTTAACTGTTATCCAGTCTTTATTCACAGTATTAGCTTCTAATTCTATATGAGTTTCACATTTTTTTTCTAACATTGACCCCAAATGTCCAGTCATTTTAGCTGTTCCAAAATTTTGATGTATAACATTTATAATGTGACAATTATACTTAGCAGACCATTTCATTAGCTTTTGAACGCAATCATTTGATTCTTGCAAAGAGTTTACATCACTTACAAGGTCGGCAATTCCATCTATAATGACAAGAGATGGCTCATTTATTTTTTGTGAAAGGTAATACTCAATAAAATCTGTTCGGTGCTTATAGCCTATTGTACGCAATCCAAACGTATGATATATATCAGGATTAACATCAAAATTCATATCATAAACTCTTTTAAATACTTTTTGACAATGCCAAAGTCCTTGTTCAGTATCAAAATGTACTAAATGACCATTACCTCTATGTCCAGTAATATTACCACCATATATATTGTTGTTACTTAAATAAACTGATGCTAATAGTGATATAAAAAATGTTTTCTTAGTTTTAGGAGGTGCAGAAACGCAACTTAAATTTCCATATGTTCCTAGTGGAATAGGTAATAAAGAATCTCCTTTTGTTGTTTTTATTAATTTCTCACCATAAGATAATGCTACTGGTGGATATTCAATTCTTTCTTTAGTGTTAACATAGCAATCTTCTTCAATAAATTGCATTAACATATCGTGTTCTGTTTGTTTTTGTGTCATTCGATAAATATAGATAAAAAAAAAGGTATAGATTAAAAACCCATACCTAATTTTCAGTTAGTAAAGTCTTATTAAAAAGGCAAGTCAGATTTTTCAACTACGTGAGCTGATTCTGTTCCTGAAATAATGTCTAGTTTTTCTTCTTTTTCAGCTAACCTTATATTACCTACTCCATTAGAATCTACATCTTTTATCCATACTACTTTTCCGTTACCTAGATAATCAACTGGCTTTTTAGCTTCACGTTCTTCTTGTGTTCTGCTATCCATTAAAGCTACGTTGTTTCCATATCTTGTGTCATCTTGAATTGATATTGTAAAATTATAATAGACTGCTCCATCTTTACCTTTTACAAATTTCTCTTTAGGTAGTTTATCTACTCTAATTGATGTTGTGATTAATGCTCCCATAATTTATTTATTTAGTTTAAAGTTTAAAAGTTCTGTTAGTACTTCTTGTCTAACAATATAATGATTTTTAATATCCTGTATTGATTTACCATTCATTAATGCCTGTTGTGCATTTTTAAATTCAGGTGTGTTTAGATGTAATCTAGGTAATCCAGTAGGTTTAGCTGCTAAATTACCATCATCATCTACAGCTTGTAAAGCTAATAATGACTGTAATGTATATCTTCTATAGTAAGTTATTTCACTTCCTTTTTTTTGTGCATCTAATCCTTTAGTCAATTTTAATGAAGACTCAATAGAACCACCATCTAAGTCCACTAACACACTCCTTACGTAACCATCTGTAATGGGTTGTACTAAGACTAAATTATATTTAACTAATAAAGGATGCAGTTGTTTAATAAGTGAGTTTACATCAAAGTATTTAGATTTGTAAAATGGATTTTTAGCATCTTTACTAATTGAGCCAATTTCTAATTGTAATTTAAATAGTTTTTTATATATATTTTCTTTCATAATTTATTTATTTTGTTCTTTGTGCTACTTCTAATACTGCTTCTAAGAATTCTATTTTTGATTGTAAAGCTTCAACTTTATATTGATACTCAAGAATTAAAGTATCTTTTGTTTGATGAGAATAATTTGTTACCATTATTCCATATGTGTTAGAGATGACCTTAGCCAATTAGCTTTCTCTTTAAACTTTTTGTGATTAGTTTTGTCACCCATCATTTTAGCGTGACCCATCATTATCTCATTTTGTAAAATTTCTTTTAGAATGTCGTCTTTCTGTGTTTTCATTTGTTTTGTTTTTAGTTATTAATATTTTATAAATATAGACAATTTTGTATATAAAAACAAGTGTAAGACAAAAAAAAAGGTTAAAATTAATTAACCCCTTTTTAGCAAAGACAAAACAAACAGAGTACAAATATACTGTATTACATTAAATCTACAAACTTTTTATACTTAATAATTAGTTCTTCTAATTCAAAGTCTGCTATCTTAACAATTTGTTGACCTTTTATATGTAATCTACGAGACGTTCCCTCTCCAAATTTCTGGTCTAACTTAGCACCAAAGACATATTGCTCACCATACTTAAATACATTACATCCTGCACATTGTACTTGACAGTTTATTTCATCCCACCTAGTGGAATAGTGTTTACGACTTTGAAAGTGACCATTTTGTAGTTTTTTCCAATGGTCTTTTTTACCACAAGTAAAACAAGTAGATATATTATCTATTGAGTTTTTTTGTCTTATATATTGACTAAATATAGTGTCAAGTTTCTTAACTAATTTACTTCTAGTAAGTTTTTTAGGCATTATTTATCTTGATGTTGTAATAGAGTTATACCAAGTTCTTCATCTATCTTTTTAATTACTTTGTATATATATCTACTATTCTTTTTAACTAATAATTTTTCTGCTTTTGTAGTGTCTAAGCCACAGTTTGTATACTGAGTAGCATCAATCATTAATAATCTATCTATTTTATCTCTGTTAGATATAGATTTATAACTATATATTTTATCTATTATTTCTGTTGAATATAACATATCTACTAAATATACAAAAAAAAAGAAAAAAAAACCCTCAAAAAAAAGAAAACAAAACTAATTAAAAAGATTTACACGAACCAACTGGAGTCTATACCTGAAGTTTAGCAACTTATACAGATTTGCGACTGTTCAACAAATGTAGTGAAAATTTATTTATGTCTGTTATTACCCATAACCTTCTCGAAACCCCTTGAACCAAAATAAGCACCAATAATTAACGATAAAAGACCTGTAATACTGTCTAATGAATATTCTAAATACCATCCAATAACATAAGATAATGAAAAAAAGATTAATGTTAATGGTCTTACATTCTTAGACAACCAACTATCCGAAATCATATCAGAATCCCATCTTTTAGAAACTTCTTTCATTTCTGCAATATCCATTTCTAAGAGCTTTAACGAGGTTTCTTTTTCAGAAGGAGT